TGTTTCGAGATTCTCGGGGCCCCAACGAAGATAGCGCTCGATCAGGTCCGCGCCGGGCAGGCCGGCTTGCTTAGCTGTCAGGAAGCGCCGGAATCCTTCGGTCACTGTTGGCATGTATGGACTCCGCGGGCAAATCAAAGACGGTGCGCACGTCAGTGTCTCTCCATTCATAATATACTCTGATCCGGCGCGTTTTCGTCCGACAAAATCGGAAAATTCGGAAGATTCCGAACGAGAGGGTGTCCTACCCCTCGTCTGGGGTACCGATTGCGCCGATTTTTCGGGTTTTTCGGATTTTGTCGGACGAAAACGCGCCGGATCAGAGTATATTATGAGTGGAGGGAGAATGAATGCCTGATGATTTCCGACTGATTCCGGCCTTTGATTTGATTGACCCGCCGCTGGTGCTTCGGCAAGTAAATCGGCGCGGCGTTGAGTACATTGAGTTGCGGGATTCGTTGGCTCGATGCGGCTTTTTGAACTCGATTTGTGTTCGCCCGTCAAAGCGACAGCCTGGGAAGTTTGAAGTAGTCGATGGCCGGTGGCGCACGGCTGCCGCTGAAGAAGCCGCCATTGTCGATATTCCTTGTATCGTGAAATACGGGCTTACAGATAAAGATGTCTTGGCGACGCAGATTACAGCTAATGCGGCGCGACCGACAATCAAACCTTCAGAATACGCGAGACAAATTCGCCGACTCTTGAAGAGTAAAGTAGGAATGACGCAAGCAGAGTTATGCCAGCTTCTCTACAAAAGCCCCCGCTGGGTTTGTAAGATGCTCGGCATGGCAAGGTTGTCTCGGTACAAAATTCATCGTCAAGCCATAGATCGTGGAGAGTTGTCACTTGAGGCTGCTTATTACCTCTCAAGGCTTCCTTCAGCACAATGGGGCGAGTATATCACCGAAGCGGCAGTGTTACCATTGCGGGAGTTCAAAGCATTGGTGATGACATTACTGCGGCAACGACGAATGCTAGTAAACGAAGGATCATTGAGAGCAGAATTGATACCTAACCTTGAACCTACGCCATATTTGCGGACGCTTACCGGCTATCTCGACGAGATTGATGCTCGACGGGTGGGGCCGCTTGCTGTAGTTGCGGCAAGTTGTAAGACAGCGTTAGACGGATGGTATTGCGCACTGATTTGGGCGATTCATCTCGATCCCGAAAGCGTCGAGCGTCAACGTGCGCGTATTTTTCAACGTCTGAAAAAGCGTGTTGTGCAGCGAGTAAAAGCCAGTAAGGCTACTCCTGCTTCCTGATTCCTGATTCCTGATTCCTGATTCCTGGTCCTGATTCCTGGTTCCTGATTCCTAATTCTGGTTCCTGATTTCTGATTCCTGGACCCCAGTTTGAGAGGTGTTTTATGACCGACGAGAAGGCTTTAGTTCCCGCCAATTATGTAGAGCAGTTGCCTTCGACGCAGGTTGGCACTGATGAGGATTTTGACGCTATCGCCAAGTCCTCGGATTTCCTGCCTCGACTTCAACTCTACACCAAAGGCAAGGCTGTCAACAAGAAGCTTGTGGCACCCGGCAATTACGGGATTCCGGTGACGGATGACGAGGTGACCGACTTGGGCGACGAGATTGATATTCTGCCGCTCGCCCGCCGGCCCAAAGCCATTGACTTGAAGGACCCGGAGAACATCGTTGCTGTCTTCGATGTGAATGACCCCGAGTTCAAGCGTATCCAAGTTCAGTCTGGTGAAAAGGAAAGCGGGTGCATGTATGGCCCCAGCTTCCTTGTTTACGAGCGCAGCACCGGACAGTTCTTGGAATTCTTCTGCGGTACGAAATCTGCCCGAACGGAAGCCAAGCGCATCTTTCCTTATCTGCCGCTGGCTCAAGAGAGGATCGACCGTGATCCGAAGTTGGCTGAACAACAGCCACATGACGCAATACCGGTCACGATGAAGTCGAGGCTGGTTGAGAAGGGTCAATGGTCGTGGCATGTTCCAGTCGCGGTCAAGTGTTCAACGCCGTTCACTACGATGCCGCCGACTGCGATGATTGTCGAACAGATTGTCAAGTTCCTGGACACGAAACGGGAAGGCGCCGCCGTGGTGCAAGAGCCTGCCGCGCCGGGAGGGGAGGACCCTGACGCCCGAGTCAGATAATTTGGATTTTTCCGGATTTTCTGACGGGTTGGGTCGTGTTTTGACAATCATACTAATAGAGAGGTATGAGGACGCTGGGCTGGACGCCGCCGCCCGGCTTTACTGAAGCTGTGAGATGCAAATGCAGTGTGGGTCCCGGGTTCAAGTCCCGGCAGCGTTCTTTTTTCTCTGTTTACACGCTCGATTCGATCTCTCCATGAAGCCTGAAGCTGTCATTATTCACCGACCCAACATTGATTTCTCAGTATTCCTGGGTGTTGCGCTGAAAGTGTTGGGTCACAGTTTGGCCACGGCCGCCGATGCCTCAACGAAACAGTTGACCGATGCTGATCGCTTTCTCAGTTGCTTGGCTACGATGCGAAACTCGAATGCCACGGCCGACTTGAATCCGAAGTTGCTGCCCCATGTCACGTATAGCATTCTGATTGTAGCAAGTGAGCCGGACATATTGGACATAATGGAGTGCTCAGGCGGTATGCCATTTGTGACAGCCGAGACAGTTGCGCGGGGCGCAATGATGACAGTGATGACGGGTACACTTGCCGAATGGAAGGCGGCAGTGTTGGCTGGCTCGGTTCCCGAGATGGAGCCAACTGTACGGCTTGCGTACAATAAGATTTACGGATTGTTTCGGGATGAAGGACTCAACCTTTGGACGGATTTCCGACAACAACGAGCCACGGATCAAGTGACCTTTTTACTCGAATACAAACGGGCCCGCTGATGTCATTGTCACTACATACTGTCAAATGGATCAAGAAAGATAACCTCGGTCGAAGACGCGAGGCTCCGGTAATTTTCGAGGTGAAGGGCGGACGAATTCTTTTTGTTAAGAGCGACTTCTGTTTCAAAGATCAAATCAAAGCCATGCGGGGCTCCAAGTATCATGGCTACGATGATGAGAATCCAAGACGGATGTGGTCGGTTGAGGACTGCCATCGCAATTGGACAACGATTCGACATTTGACGGGCGAAAACATCTACGAGCATTTTGACCAGAGGTTACAACATTTCGAGTATACTCGGCCGTTGATGACGCATCAAGAACACATGTCTGATGCGGGGCTTACATATCACTATCAAATCTGGGGTGCAGAAATGGGCCTCGGTAAAACGTTGTCCGCGCAGGAAGTGATTGAGCGCTCGAAGCATTTGGAGTGGTGGTGGGTAGGTCCGAAGACTAGCTTGCCCAACATCCAACGTGAATTCCGCAAGTGGAATTTCTCATTCAGCGCGATCAATGTCGAGTTTATGACATACGAGAGACTGGTCCGCCGTATGGATGATTGGAAACCGGGTGATCCAATTCCGCCTGGATTCATTTGCGATGAATCCTCAAAACTGAAAAACTGGAGTTCTCAACGGACGCAGGCCGCCGCGAAGCTTGCTGATTTAATTCGTAAGGAATACGGTCACGATGGCTATGTGATTCTGATGACGGGTACCCCGTCTCCGAAGACTCCGGTAGACTGGTGGTCGCAAGCAGAGATTGCGTACCCGGGTTTCTTAGCAGAGGGCAGCGATAAGGCATTCCGCCGGCGCCTTTCGTTTATGAAGTTGCACCAATTTGATAGTGGAGTGGGGGTCTACAAGGTTGAAGGTTGGCGCGACGATAAGCGTAAGTGCCATGAATGTGGCCAGTTTGAAGATCACCCTAATCACGAAGCGGATTTGTGTGAGGACCCTGACGATTTCCACGCTTATAAAGCGAGTGTCAATGAAGTTGCCTTGTTACCGAGACGATTGAAGGGTCTTGTAGTCATTAAGCATAAGAAAGACTGTCTTGACCTGCCTGATAAACGGTATCGGCGAGTTTTCTGCAAGCCACATCCAAGTACACTGCGCGTAGCTAAAGCGTTGATGTCATCGTCACCAAATGCGATCACGGGAATGACATTGTTGCGCGAGTTGAGTGATGGCTTTCAGTACCGTGAAGTGCAAGAAGGGACGACACACTGTACACATTGTACTGAAGGCAAGGTCGCTGAGTGGGTTGATCCGGATAATCCAGAAAGAACGTACCGCGCCATTGATCTTGTGAATCCTGAGATCGTGGACCGGCTCCAGAAGACAGAGGTTGCTTGTCCGGTTTGTGGTGGTTCGCAGCAAATGCCGCGTCGTGTTCGGCATACCCGCGAGGTTCCATGTCCAAAAGACCAAGCCCTTAAAACTTTGCTTGAAGAGAATGAGGAGCACGGGCGCGTAGTAGTGTTTGGAGGATTCACTGGTACAGTAGATCGCTGTCAACGTCTCTGTCAAGAAGAAGGTTGGCATGTTGTTCGCTGCGACGGGCGTGGTTTTCATGTCACAACTCACAAGAATGAAGTTGTTACATGTGCTGAGCCTTTGGACTATTGGGCTGATTTCTCCAGTCCGCGTGTGGCTTTTGTAGCACATCCGGAGAGTGGTGGTATGAGCCTGACGTTGACGGAAGCCCGCATGGCGGTCTACTGGTCGAACACTTACAAGCCGGAGTATCGAATACAGTCTGAAGATCGGTTGCATAGGATCGGCACCGATCTGAACTTGGGTGTCCAGATTGTTGATCTCATCCACCTGCCGAGTGACGAACGTGTGTTGGAAGTCATTCGCGCTAACCGGCGTCTGGAATTGATGTCGATGGGCGATTTGGAGATCGACTGGGAGAACCCGAAAGGCATGGAGGGAGAATTACTATCAGTTGACGTTTCGTAACCCCTTTTCAACTTTGGAGGTGTCCTATGAAGTTTCGTGTTCTGTTGACTCTGATTCTTGTACTGGCTCTTGGAATGGCCGGTACCGCGACGTTCGCGGCCGATGCCCCCTCGGTGTCTGTTCCTGAACAATTGCAAAATATCAGTGTCACTGTCAAGTCGGGATACGCACAAGGTTCCGGTACGCTCGTCACCCGCAGGGTTGGCGACGAGACTGTGACATTCGTGTGGACAGCCGGTCACGTTGTTGACAATCTTCGCACCATTCGCAAGGTTATTGACGATGAGGGTAGTATGAAGATTCTTGTCGAGTTCAAAGACCCTGTGGTTGTCGCTGAGCGCCATCAGAATGGTCGTCGAGTCGGTCAGCAAACCTTGGATTGCAAAGTCATCAAGTACAGTGATGTGGATTACGGTGAAGACCTTGCTGTTCTGATGATTCGTTTGCGAGGTGCCTATTCACTCGGCACTAGTGCGAAGTTTCATTCTGATGTCAATTACATTCCGCCGATTGGTGCTGATTTGAGTCACTGCGGTAGTCTGCTCGGTCAGTTTGGCGCCAACAGCTATACGACAGGTGTTCTCAGTCAGACAGGCCGTCTTTTGGAAGAGTCCGGCGCGAATAAGCCAGTCTTCGATCAGGTGACGGCGGTTGCGTTTCCTGGATCGTCTGGTGGCGGGGTCTATCTGAAGGATAGTGGTGTCTACATCGGAATGTTGACTCAAGGTGTTGTGGCTCTCCAGGGGTTCAATTTCATTGTCCCCGTGCGTCGTATTCATTCTTGGGCAACAGCCTCCGGTATCGAATGGGCCCTTGATCCTTCTGTGCCTATGCCGTCGATGGCTGAGATTGAAGCTATCCCTGTTGAAGAACTCGGTTCGATTC